TAACGAATCAGGCATACGATGCTGCCCACTATGAACGGGAAGCAATAGAGCGTAAAGAAATCTCCCAGAAACCAAAGAAAAAAGGATCTATATGGCGCATTGAGCCCGTGGATCCGATCACCTTTATAGAACGCTACATTGGAACCAGAAGCCTCTCAGAGAAGCAGATAGCTGTTACCCGGGATATGTTCGGGGATAACCCTACCAAGCACTTTTTCGAAGTAGAAATGGCGATCCTGAAAAACGGGCAGGGATCTGGTAAGAATTTCCTTATGGTTCGTCTGGTGGTATATCTGCTGTATCTCTGGTGCTGCTTGGAAGATCCGCATAAGTATTTTGGACTGGCTCACAATGAGCACTTTGATATCCTGAACTTCTCACAGGTAAATGCACAGCAGGCAAAGAATGTATTTTTCCGGGCACTGGCTGATATCATCCAGCTAACAAAGGATCCAGTGACTGGGAATAATTGGTTTGTTCAGCACCAAGATTTTAGGATAGCAGCGTTCTCCCGGGGAAACATAAAGGAAAAAGAATTATCAATCCCAAATAGGAATCTGGGCTTTGGTGGGATCCGGGTTTATTGTCTGGATACTACAGCCAAATCAGTAGAGGGTTATACGATCTGGGTAACTATTCTGGATGAACCTTCAAGGGCTAATTCAGCAGCCACGTATGCAGTAGCAAAGCACCAGTACATGACAGCATACACAAATCAGAAAACACGCTTCACGAACCCCCATCACAGGATCACGATCGTATTCAGCTATCCAGAGCAGGAAGTGAATGATCTGCTGGTGGAGCTCTTCGATCTATACAGTAAAAACCCCAAAGAAAACTCACATGAGATCATAGATGGGATCCTAACAGCTTGGTATGCTACTTATGTATTCAATGCAAAAGATCAGCTACTGAAAAAGGAGCAATACTTGAAGGATCATAAGAACGATCCGGTAGATGCAGATCGTAGATGGCGGGCAATCGTTCCACCAAATGTTTATGGCTTTTTCATGCCTCACTTTGGGAAGGTGAATGATTGTGCCAATCCAAATCTGATCAGCCCGGTTCAGTACAAAGAAACCGTGAACGTGAGATCTGAAACGGTGAAGGGAGTTCTGCAGGAAGTCAATTATGCTGCTCTGGAGCTCACAGGGGTAAAGGGTGACAATCTGGATCGCTACTGGGGTGCTGACTTCGCTACGAACAAAGATAGGCTGGTGATCGTAGGTGGTTATGCTGCTAAGACTGATCGCCCGGTGGATGAGTTCGCTTATTCATTCAGGGATGGCACTGGGCAGGAAGTATTCAAATCCAAAGTTATAGACTGCAGACCAGTTATTGATATCATCCTTGTATGGGAATCTCCAAAGCCCGGATGGGTGATCGATTACCAGAATGTAGAGAACATTATTCTGGATCTATTCAAAAACTATTATCCCCACAGTAGAGCTCTCCATTTTGATCAGTGGAATACTGAGAGCATAAGGCAGAAAGTGCTGGATGCTGGGGTATCGAACTGTGAGAAATTATCGTTCTCAAATCCTATGCAGTTACTGTATGGGAAGCTGGTAAGGCATCTTGTGTGGAATAATGCCATAGAGTATTTGGATAATGCCATCCTGCAGCGTGAAATGAGCCAGTTAAGCCTCTTGAATAACATTAAGCTGGATCACCAAAAAGATGGATCCAAAGATATCTGGGATGCCATGATGATTGCCACGAACCTGATCATGGAGCATGGTTTCATGGGCAAGCGGATGGATTTTGACTCTGGGGAAGATCATGATGTAGATGCTGAAATGGATGAAATGCTGGTGATCTTTGACAAGGCATATACAAACTTTGTAGATACCCACAGCAGGAAGCCAAAGGATACTCAGGAAATGCAGCAGTGGCTTAAAACAGCCTACAAGCAGGAATGGGCATTGGCTGAAGTGGATATGATGCACCATAGCTGGAGTGCATGGGCATCTACCCTGAATGCTAAGATGGCGAAGCTGGGGATCCGCACTACCGGGAAAGTATCTCCAATGGCTCAGAGGCATGATCAGGATGGACTGATGGACGATATAGCAGCACAGGGATCCACAATGGAAGAGGATTTGGAGCAGATGGAAGATGGCGGGAATCTCATTTACTAATGGTCTATATCAGCAAACAGGATCAGAAATATTACCGATACAAAATGAGTATGATGATCGCAGATACCCTGCAGGAGCTTATGGATATGGCTACTCTGGTGGGTGTGGATCACAAGTGGATCAAGGATCATAACGGGATCCCTTTATTCTGGATCTGTAAAGAAATGAAGGCTAAGGCTATTACAGCCGGGGCAGATGAAGTAAACCTTAGATGGATAATTAGCAGAATAGGGGAAATGGGTAAATGAAAAAGGTGCTCCAGCGCGTGGTAAGTGCTTCCAAAGGGGATTGTGCCCGGGCAGTTCTGGCAAGTTTATTCGAAGTGGATCTGGAGCAGATAGATCCAGAGACAGCAACCCCAGCAACCCCAGCAAAACAGGTGAAGGCTATCCGGAAGGTGTTTGAAGGTCATGGCTATGCAGGCTGGTTCCCCAGCGGGCGGTGGCAGTATCGCAAAAACCTCAGAACAATCATGAAGATGGATGGCGGTGTAAATGGGTACTTCTATGGGGTAGTGCCTTCCCAGACTCTGGAAGGGGTATCTCATGCGGTGGTGATAGATAAGCACGGGAATATTGTACACGATCCAAACCCTAACCAGAAAGCTCTGAAGCTAACATGGCGGGATCTCACCATGATTTATACTACCCAGCGGATCATTTTCACGAAGGAAGGTGAGTTTATGTATCTGGCTGACTATGAGAAGCAGAGGGATGCAGAATGATTGAGTCAACACAATACATGCACACCGATGAGCCAGACGGATACTTGAAGATTGGTGTTATGAACGATGGCAAAGTCGTGCGGATCGACTGGGCGGATGTCTGGGCAATAATCCAGCTTGAGAAAACCACAGTGAAGGACATACTGGTAGGCGCTCAGAAAATGGCGAACGTTGCAGTACCGGAATTCAAGGGCGACGAATACGATTATGTTATTGAGATATTGGAAGACTTCAAGAAAGACAGTGACCACTCGGAAATCTACTCAGAAACCGAAGTAATGCACCTGATGCGCAGGGTCGTAACGAGGATGCTCACCCGTGGCTGAGACAGTCCACATCCCAAAGGTCAATGATGATGCCACTAACTTCCCCTGCTGGATGCCTCTGGTAACTGGGAAGGGTGAGGATAAGAAGAGACTCAAGCCCACCATAGGATGCCAATGTGGGAGCTTTTGCGGTATAGGGCTGCATCATGTTCATGCAGATGGAAGGGTAACAGCTTCATTTTATCACAGTAACAAAGATTTCACCCACAAGGGGAGACAGTACAAGGGAGATCCCCGGGGCTGTGGATGGCATGTATATCTGGTTCTGGAAAATTATGACTGGGGAGAGTATCCCCCGGAAGAGGAAGATGCATGAGTACCTACGCTGAAGCAAAAGAACATGGAGATTTAAGGATTGGTAAGATGTGGCTGGATGCGATGCCAGCAATAATATTTGGGAAGGAAGCGGTGAATTATATGGCTCTGGGAGTAACAAAGGATACAGCGGTATCAGGTGGACGTGTAATCGATATCAGAAGAAAGCGTGATGCTGCTTCAGCACATGAGCAGCCCAAAGTGGGCAAAGCTAAAGATCAGCAGGCAGCAGAAGATATCCTGAAGGGCTTTCTCGATAATGATGAAGCGATGGATGCAGAGGTAGGTAGGGAAACCGTCTATCTGAGTGAGCAGGACTGTATTACACTTCTCAGGCGTGGGATAGCTGCAGGCAGAATATTTGCCCGGGAAGAGCGTTTAAGATGATCCAGCCCGTAAAACTTTCCCCAGAGCATGAAGAAAAATTTAACGATATCCCCATCACAAGGAAATATCTATCCCCCAACATTACGGGGGATCCTTCCCCAGAGCAAACACTGGAAGCATATCAGAACCTGTGGGGATGGCTGCATGAGATCTTTGAACTGCTGCATGAGGGATCGCCATTTAGCTTTTCCGGGCAAACAAAAGGTGAGATTGAGCGGGCGGTTAGGGGATACAAAAACTCAATGGAAATCATATCCGACTACCATGCTTCCCTCACTCACAGATCTGTCATGAAGAGGCTGCTGGCAATGTTCACCGATAAGGGGGAGATCCAGAAGCTGATGGACGAATTACAGTCACAGGGAATTGAGATCCCCCAGAGCATGAGATCAAATGAATTCTGGGAGAAGTTCTAATGAGCCCTTTACAGATAGCTATTGCAGTTCTGGGGTATGTAATAGTAGGGATTATCGTGAACCTGTATTCGGAAATATGGTTCTATCCCCCCCGGAATCCAGATGCCTCATTTTACACATGGGATAAGAGCCTTACCCGGATCCTGCTCTGGTGGTTCGGTATCTTCAGAATGCTATGGCTTAAATGAAAGCACTCTCAGTAGTTCAGCCATATCCATCATGGATAGCTGCAGGCATTAAGACAATCGAAACCAGAACATGGAAAACAGATTTCAGGGGCAGGATCCTGATATGTGCCAGCATGACAAAGCAGATCATCCCCTCACCATTCTGGCAGGCTGTGCTGCAGGGGCATGAATTCCCCAAAGGTGTAGCATTATGTACTGCAGAGATCTTAGACTGCAGACCAATGACAACACTGGATCAGGCATTAGCTTGCTGTGAGTATTATGAGGGTGCATTCTCATGGGTACTGGGGAACGTCCGGAGAGTTAATCAATTTCACGTAAAGGGTGCTTTGGGGCTTTTTAACGTGGATTGGGAAGAGGGGGATCTTATGGCAGATCTCCTTCCCCCACAATTATCATTATTCAAATAGGGAATACTATGCAAACACCATTCAGAATCAAAAGAGCATTAGATGATCCATTCAGCTTGCACAAAAAAGAATCAAAAGGGAAGCCGGGCAAAATGCCAGATAACGGGTTCAGGGATATCCACCAGATCCTTCAAGAGCTCAGGAAGGCTGTAGGATCCAATATCACAATAGCAGCTATACTGGAAGATAACGGGCTGCTGCTATCCTTCAGCTTCCACAAGATCCCCAAGTATAAAGAGCTCCCAATGTTTCATGCAGCTATGGAACCTGAAGATTGGTACGAACCTACATCCAGCACTATTACAGTGGTGTCAGATGGAATAAAGGAATATTTGAAAAAGGCTCCGGAGCATATCAGAGAAGCCCGGATCCAGAAACGCAAAAAATAATATATCTGGGAACTCATAAATGATCAGTTTAAGTTCGCGGCAGGCAGGAGTTCCGAAGGGCGGTAAACCACGTTCCCCGGAACTTTTTTCTATTTTAGGAGATTTACATGGCTAAACCAGACGATCTAAACCCCTCTAAAAACGATAGCTGGCAAGACAATCAGGCTCTTGAAGAGAGGCAGATGGCTGAAAAGTATCTTGCTAAGTCCGGGGGCTCTTCGCTTCAGGATCTGGCTGAACAGGTTTCCCGGGATATCAGCCCAATCATGAAGGCTATTCTGGATCAAAACGGACTTGCAGACGATGGAACTCCATTAGCTGAGATCCTCACCAATGATCCGAAGGCTATGAAGTCATTTGAAAAAATGATGAAGGGCAAGAGTGTTGAATCTCTGATGAAAACCCATATAGATAGCCTCACTGATATGGTTACGACAATGCAGATCGATCCTGATATCACCCGGGACAGTATCGATAACTATGATTTCATCCATGAACGGGTGAAGCCTGTGGTGCTCAGGAGAGCAGGAAACAGCATCCCAGCCCGGATGATCAAACAGTATAGATTCCACCAGCTAACAGAATTCGCAAAAAACAGTGATGGAAAACGTCCCGGCTTCAAGCTGGTGTTCTCAGATTCAGACTACAAACCCACCAAAGCAGAGCAGAAAACTCTCCGGAAGTTCGAAGAGGTCTTTGCCAATAAATTCTTTTTCGTTCCAAATGAGAACAAACCCAATCTGGGTAAATGGCTCAGTTACGCCTTCAGTGATTTCTTTGATATGGATAAGATCGCTATTGAGGTAGTGAGAACAACTGCTTCCACAAATAAGAAAGCAAACTACAAAGGGGAACCGCTGGGCTTAATGCTCGTAGATGCTGGATCCATCATGCACGTAGTTCCCAAGCAAAAGGGAGCCCAGTTAGATCAGTGGCGATGGGATAGGCATGATTTCGAAGGCAAGCTGGAAGAGGCTGGAATAGAATTCGAATATGTGGACGATTACAGATATCTCCAAGTAGATCGCAATGGTGTCAGGCAGATGGCTTATACGGAAGCCAATATGATTCTATCTCATGCATTTGGATCCTCAGATATGAATGAGCAGTTTCAAGGGTTCAGTATTATTGAGCAAAGCCTGCAGATAATCCGATATATCATTGACTCAATTATTTATAACTACACTCGCAGATCCAGCGGTACAATGCCGAAGGGTATGATCAATGTAGTGGGTGCTACTGAGGACGGTTTTTCCCGGCAGGAAATGGAAACATTCAGGAAGATCATCTGGGGTATAGCATCCGGGCGTAAAGACAAATGGAAGTACCCGGTTCTGGGAACTCCCAAAGGCGTGAAAACTGAGTTCATAAAGTTCCACGAATCATCCCGTGAAATGGAGGATTTTACGTGGTTATCTACTCTCTTCAGTGTGATGTGCTCATTAGCTGGTATGGATCCAGAGAACATAGCAATGGCATCCCAGAAAAATGTAATAGGCAAATCATCCATGTTCGGAAGATCTGAGGAAGAGGGAGCTAATTACAGATCTCAGGATGAAGGGTTACGCTTTTATCTCACCTATACTGCAGGCATTATCAATGGATCTGGCATCATCGAACAGCTTACCGGGCTGGAAGGTGTTGTGTGGGAGTTCGTAGGTCTGGATGTAGAAGATGAAACTAAAAAACGTGCTCTGGAAAAATCTGCTCTGGAAACCTCTGCATCTATCAATGATCTGCTGACTGCTCAGGACAAGGAAACGAAGGAACTGATATTCGGTGGAGAGAACATATTTGATATCCCGGGAATAGGGAATACCACTGTTATTCAGTTAATCCTTCAAGCACTGCAGGCGAAAGCTCAGAAAGAAATGGGTGATCAGTTCGGTTTCTTTGGTGGTGAAGATGGCGGGGCAGAACCCCCACCTTTTGAACCCCAGATGCCTAATGCAGCGGAGCCAGATGAAGCAGGGAAGCCAGAGATCCCCGGGGCTCCAAAACCAGCAGCTAAACCCAAAAAAGAAGTAGAGGCTCCAGATAGATCCAAAGCCTCTGATGCTGCCCCCATTAAGAAGAGCATCCCCCATGTGATGATAAGGGTAGTTCATGACTAAGCACAAAGCTCTGGATTTTGGTATTGATCAGGAACTGATGAAGAGCTCCCCCGGGCAGCGTATTTCTGCTGTGAAGGATCTGGCTCATGTGCTGGATGTAGGTAATCTGATAGAGATCTCCCAGATGCATAAAGCATCTAAATCAGAATCTATCGATGAACCCCATGAGAACCCTGTGATCTGGGAACTGGAAAAGCAGTTTTTTGCTCTCTGGGATCCCAAAACGATCATAAAGGAAATCCTCACAGGGATTGGAATTGGATCCAAATACTTCAAATCACTCCATTTCGATTTACTCAAAGCTAAGAAGTACCAGCTATATAAGGCTGATGGACAGCCCCTGAACGATGCTGAAGTAGAGCGGTTAGAGAAGATCATCCAGAAAGCATTGAAGGTGGATATGGCTACTGTCAGGAAGCTGATAGTGCGATCTGCTGCAGCAGGGAAGCTGGCTGAAGGAACTCTGATGGGTACTGGACTGCCTATCAATCTCTCCAAACTCCCCAAGACTCTGAAGGATGCGATTAAAACGCTGAAGCTCACCCAGAGAGAAGTGAGATCTATCCAGTGGGCTTTTGAACACGCTGCTACAAATATCACAGCGGTAACTGAGAGAGCCCGGCTAAAAATCAAGAGAACAGTTCTGGAAGGGATCCAAACACGGACTTCCCCAAAGGTACTTGCAAATAAATTGTACAATGAAGTAGCTTTGGATCCCAGATCTGTAATGAACCGGGATTGGGAGCGGGTAGCCATAACAGAAATGAACAGATCTTCAAATGATGCTTTTCTCTCTGCTATGGATGAAGGGGAATATGTGCTGGGGAATTCCCATGACGATGCCTG